CGATGGTCGATGGCGCGTTGGGTGGTAGGTCCGAGGCCCCGAACTCCTGCTTGATCTTGCCCGCGGCGAAAGCCCCCATGAGGCCCAGCGCGTGGCTGATGGTGACCTGGCCCTGAGCGATAAGCAGGAGATTCACCTTGCCTAGCCGCTGGAGCTCGCCGACGTTCTTGCGGATGCCGTTGCGGAAGATGGGACGCTCTGGTGCAGTCTTGGTCCCGAACTCGAGCCACTTGGCTGTGTCGCCCACGGTGACCTCCTTGCTTGCCACACCGTCCTCGTTCACGGCCGGGTCGTCGGGGACACCCACCTTGACGTAGAACTCGCCAGCGGCCAGACGCTTGGCGAGGGCCTCCAAGCCCTTCGCCGTCGAGTTCTCGAGGATGCGCAAGCTCATACCGCCACCCGCTGCGCGAGGACCATGTACACGTTCCACGGCGACAGGTCCTTGGCCTTCAAGGCCTGGAACGTCACGCCGTTGTAAATCAGAAGATCCGCGACGGTCGTCTTGCCGTCGCCCGCCCGGAGCTCCTCCTCACAGATGAACCAGCTCAGGTCGTCGAGCCGCGCGCCCTCTGGCGCCCAAGCCAGATCGGCGGTCTTGGCGGGCGCTACCGCGCCGACGAGCGGTACGTCAGGCAGGTAACCCGTCACCGTCTCGCCCTCGCCGCCCACCACCTCGGTGGCGGTCGCGGGCCGGCGACGCACGAAGGCTTTGTTGCCGAGCTCGTCGTCGTAGATGAGGTCGTGGAAGTCCATCAGACCACGACTCCACCCACGCCCACGAGGTCGCGCAGGTAGGCATACTCCTGGCCGTAGGTCGTCTTGTAGATGGGATCCTTCATCTGAAGCTGCAGCACCGCGCTGTCGATGGACCAACTAACCGCGCCCGAGACGGACTTGGCCGTCACGCCCTTGGCGTCGCTTACGGCCTGCGTGAGGCCCTTCCACCCGCCACGGACCAGCTCCATGACGATGCTGTGAGCCACGAAGAAGCTGAGCCCCCGAACGTAGAAGCCACCCCACGCCCCGACGTCGAAGAACGGGTCCGCGCTGGTGAGGTGGCGTTGAACCACGTCATCCGGCACGAGCGCGAGCTCGGGGAGGGTAGCTTTGACGTCGGAGGCGTTCATGGGGTTCTCGAAGGTGGTTGTCGCTGGCTACTTGCCTTTGGAGCCTTGGGTGGAGGGGTTAGGCGGAGGACCGGACCCAACCTCCTTGAGCCGGCCGTTGGCGAAGTAGCCAGCGACAACCTTATTGCTTTCGCGGAGCTGGGCTAGCTGGTCGCTGTCGACCTGCTTGGACCCGTTCGTGGTGACCATGCGGTCGTCACCAGTCTTCTCGTCCCGGACCTTCTGCTTGACGGCCCTGGGCACCATCACGGTGTCTGGGTCGTCCTTGCCACGCATGAGCGGCAGGTAGATGGTGGCGTCGGTGGTGTTCTCAACGGTAATGGTTTTCATGGTCGATGGTCCTCCTTGGATGCGCCTTGCGGCCTAGTTGCTGATCAGGCTGTACAGGTAGACAGCGCTGTTGACGTACCGGACGTGGGTGCCGCAGTAGCGGTACTCGCCCGGGATCTTGATCATCACGCCCTCAGGCTGCGGCGCCAGGAAGCGCAGCGGCAGAGGGATGTGTTGGACGACGTGGCGGTCATCCTTGACGTAGGCCACGGCGAGCGGCGTGCCACCCGGGCCAGCCGTGTCGAACCCGTAGCCGGGGTCGACGTCCACCGAGCCGCCACGGTCCACCGCGAGGTTGTTCTCGAGGAAAAAGTTGAGGACCGTGACTTGTGTGTTGGGCAGACGACGCTGCTGGGCCAGTGTGTAGGCCCTGGGCGGCAGGATGATCTGGTTGCCGACCTCATTGTTCGCCGACCCGATCCACGTCAGGTACAGCATGTAGTTGAGGTCAGCCAGCATCTGGTCGGTGTCCGTGGTCCCAGTCCAGTTGCCGTACAGCGCGAAGCCGTGGGGCACCAGCGGGTTGTTGGCGAGGCCATAGAGGCCGTACTCGGCGCGGCCGAAGAGGCCGACCTTGTTCATGCGACGCTTGTAGACGTCGATGGCCGCGGACAGCTTCGCCTCGGGCAGCGGCTTGCGCAGGAAAGCCGTCACCCGCAGGTCGTGCTGCGAGTACTCATAGCCGATCTGGCCCGAACGCACGCCGAAGTCGACCTGCGCATAGGCCACGTCCACGGTGGGCGTCGCGTTCGCCTTGGGCGACTCATCGTCGGTGTCGCCCACGAAGTCCATGACCTCGTAGCGGATGGTGTCGACCGCCTCTCCCGCATCGAACTTCTGAGGGATGAACTGCTCCGACTGGGTCGGTGTGTACATCTTCTTGAACACCTCCGGCTCGGTGTAGGCCAGCTGGGACACGAGGAAGCTCATCGCTTCGCCCGCGTCCATGGCCGACATGCCGTTAGGTGGGATCATCAGCTGCGGCGTGGCTTGCACCATCTGGTCGAAGGCCCGGTAGCGCAGCTCGTCGACCTGTGCTTCGACGACACGGCCACCCGAGTCCATGGCTTGAATCTTCTTCATCATGATGTCTGTTTCTCCTTGTTGAACTTTGGTGGCCGTTTAGTAGGCGATGTAGTTGACCATGCTACTGAACCCGACGCTGATCTCGCCCGGGTCCTGGCCGGTGTCGGTCACGAAGGCCGGCGTGGTGGTCTCCCACTTGTGGCCACGCAGGAGGCGGCGGGTGGTGCCGTTGACGCCGCCCACGGTGCTGCCGAGCCCGGTGAAGAGGTGCGAGCTGCCATCGAAGATGGCGACCACACCGTCGCCCGCGTTGACCGCCTCGGCCGGGAAGGCGTTGAGGTAGCCGAGCTTCATGAACGGCACAGCTCGGTACTGGGTGTAGGCCACATTGCCGCTGGCGTCCGCCGGGAACGGCGTGGCGTCACGGACCACGAGGCCCAGGAGCTCATCCGTGTCGTGCGCATTGCGCAGGCACCTGGCATTGGCCGGGTCGCGACCTACCAGGGTGCCGAACTGGATGGCAGTGGCGTCGCTGCTCACGAGGCTGTCGATGACGACTTCGGTCAGGCGCGACGGTTGGCCCACGTACCCCTTGGTGCGCATCAGGCCGCCGACGCTGTTGATGTCAGGCTTCATGTTGGATTCTCCTTCGTTGGTGTTTGTAGTCAGCGGTTGACGTTACTACTTCTTGTCGCGCTTCCAGGCGGCGGCACTCTTGTCGATCATCTCCTGGCGGCCGTCGCAGGGCTCAGCATCCGTGGCCTGGGCCGGGTCCTTGCCCGCGAGGGCCTTCCCCAGCGCGTCGTGGGCCTTGGCCTTGGCGGGCGGGGCGACGGTCATGGCGTCGACCGCGGTGAGGGCCAGCTTGACCTGTGCGTCCTCGGCCTTGGCGAGGTCGGGCAGTGCGGCGTCGAAGACCTTCTTGAGCTCAGGCTTCTTGGCCAGCTCGGCGACGATCTCCCGGCGCATGCCCGCGGCGTCAGTCGCCTTGAGCGTCACGCCGTGCTTGGCCCCGAGGGCGATCGCGCTGGCCAGGTCCTGGGCCGCGGCCTGGATGAGCGTTGGTTGGGCGTCGGTCACGGCTTTGAGCTGGGCCGCGTGGTCCTGCGCCTGGAGCTCGAGCTTCTCGGCGCACTCGGTCATGACGTCGTCGCGTTCCTTGAAGGCAGCGTCGCGGGCGGAGGCGAGGTTGCGAACCACGCCGTCGACCTGGCTGGCCACGCCGTCATCCATCTCGGGAAGCTGCACGGAGCTGGTGGCGCCGAGCAGCAGGGCATCGAATACGAGTACTCTCATGTGATCTCCTTTAGTTGCTGAATCGGCGACCGCGCACGGTTTGCCGCTGGGGGTTCGGCTGCGTCCTACGCGGACCAGCGCAATGTGGTTGGGGCTCAGGTTGCCCGCGACGGCGTCGTAGGCCTGGCCGTGGGACGTGACCCCGGCCTGCATCGTCAGGTCGAAGTCGTACGCGGCGCTGGTCTCCTTGTGGGTGCCAGCCTCGATCGCCTTGATGGCGGCGTCATCCTGCACCAGGAGGTCCGCCTCGAGGCCCGCGTCCGTGGCCTTGACGTTCGTGGCTCGGCCGCGGTTGACGGTCCGGTAGATCTTCGTGTTGACCATCTGGCTAGGGTGGTCGAGCGTGAGCGGGACGCCGTCGAAGAGCGACGCGGCCGCGTCCACGACCGCCTTGGGCCGGTAGACGCGAACGAGCTGATTGGCCGGCCGGTCCGTGAGCCCGAGCTCGCTGGCGAGGTAGGGCTGGACGTTGTCCGACGCCGCGACCATGGCGGGCACCAGGAGGTAGCCGTCCTTCGTCCGCGAGCGGCGGGTGATGGGGTTGACGTCGTAAGCGGTGCAGCGCATCAGGTACGCCTTCCAGCGCTGCCATACGAGCTCATGCTCCGAACGCCAGGCTTGACTACATTGACACCATACCTATTGCCGCCAAGTTGCGTTTCGCGGCCGGTAACAGGTTTTCTGACTGAAGAACCGATCCGCTTGTCCGCGTTCGACCCCTCCTTGGCCGGGTTCCCGCGGTACGACCCCGCCTGGGTCTGTTTGCGCGATATGGGCGTGGCGCCGACCTTGGCGGACTCTGCGTTAGCTTTGGTGGAAGCCTCTTGCGCAGCACGTGTAGCCCGACCAGCGGCTTGCATCTTCCCACCACGTTCGATGCTCTCGCGGATGGGCTCCTTCACGCGAGGGTAAACAGAGCGTGGGCCAAGCGATTTGTTTGCAGCTTCAGCTTTTGCTGCAGCTTCGGCCGCCGTTCGATGCGCGAGGCCTGCGACGCCGTGGGCGTTACCAGCTTCGTGCTCACCACGCGCGTGGTGCTCGTTCGACGCTAACTCGTGTGAACGCGCAGACGCTGTATGCTCTGCTGCTGTTGAAGCACCCGACCCCAGTCCTCCGGACCCCCACCTGCCGCGATCGTCACGCTCCTGGTCAGGGTTGTACGCGTCCAGGACCCGGGCCGCGAGCTTGGACCCACGGCCGGCTAGCTTGCTGATTGTGCTCATCAGTTGGTCTCCTCATAGTTCGCGGCCTGAGCCTCGAGCGCGTCGATGTTGATGACTGGAACGGCGTCGCACCGGCAATTGCTCGAAAAGAGGTTCTGCGTGGCATATAGACCAGCCGACGTGGTGAGATTGTAGACATGGCCAGAAAAATAGACTTGTCTTGCCTCGATGATGCGTGTCGCATGCTCTCCGCGGGAAGCACGCTCAAGAACGCGTGCCTTCACCTCGGCGTCAGTGATGGGTGGCTCACGCGTAACCTTCGTACCATCGGTGTCTCTACCGATACCCGCAAAGGCCGGCGCGCATGCAACGCGAAAGACTACCCGCGTGAGGAATCTGCAAAGCTCTTCATCGGCGGGGCAAGCGTGAAGAAGCTCTCGGAACGCTTTGGCGTCTGTCGACGAACTATAGCCAGTGACCTGCGTCGCCAAGGCCTCAAGCCACGCAACCGACGCGACAGCATGCTCCTGCGAATGAGCGCCGCTACCCCAAATGAACGAAAGCGCCTTACACGCGCCGCGAACGACGCCGCTCGTGGCCGTGTTTGCCCGCCCGAAGAGTTGTGCAAAAAGGCCCAACGGCAATGTCGTCTTGTCGGCACCGGCGAGAAGGTGTTGGCAGAAGCTCTGCGACAACGCCGGGTACCCTTCGCCGCCCAAGTCCCCCTCGAACGATACAACGTCGACTTCGTCGTTGGTTCCGTCGCCGTGGAACCACGGTGCGACACCAAGAACCCGCTCCGAGACGCCAAGCGCTTGGCACGCACTAAATACCTGGTCAAACGTGGCTACCACGTGCTCTGGGTCACCTACCGGCACCTCGAAGCCTTCGAGGGATGCTTGGATGAGGTCATCTCCGACGTCAAGCGCTTGAACCGGGACAAGACCACACCGCGAAAGTACCGGGTGGTTTGGTGTGGCGCGCAGCACTTCGCCCGACGCCGTAACAAGCTCGGTCAATGGGCCTGTGTACCTACGCCGGTACGCTTTTCGTACCGCGAACGATGGTTGGAGTAGCGTCTCGCCGGGGAAACACTGGACGTCCTCACCCGGGTGGCATGGCTCGCCGTCAATGGTCCCCGCCAGGGGCCCGGGCTCGTCCCAGCGGAAGGTCTGACCGTGCAGCGCCAGGTGCTCGGGCCGCGTCCGCTCGTCCTGGCTCGTCCACCAGATGTAGGACTCGATGCCGAGGTCGTCCTGGCGCACGCGGTTGAAGCCGGCGTTCATCTTGTTCATCTGGTCGCGGGCGATGAGCTTCGCGCGGGCCTCGCCGGCTTCACCCTCACCCACGTCGTCGATGATGGACGCCAGGGACTCAGCCCGCTGCCCCGAAGTGAACGCCTGGCTGACCGCGGCGCCGACCTTGCCCAGGAGCTCCTCGGGGATGCTGGTGATGAGCTCGGTGTTCCAAGCCAGGAACTTCTTAACCTCACCCGCGATGCGGCCCTCATTGGTCAGCACGTTGGCGACGTTGATGCCCAGGGACCGCCGGAGCTCGTTGGCCAGCTTGGCGTCGGTGCTCTCGAGCGCCTTGCGGACGGCGAGCGACGACCACTTGGCGGCGAGTTGGTCGAGCCCGGCCAGGTGCTTGGCCTTGAGCGCCTTGAGGGCCCGGTCCACGGGCTCAGCGTCGAGGACCAGCGGCCAGTGCCCGCGGAGCAGCTCCGGGAGCTCGGCCTTGCAGACCGTGACGACGTACTGCACGAGGTCCGACAGGCGCGCGCGGTACCAGAGCTCGGCGCTGCGGTCCGGGCGGATCGGCTTGAGGCGCCGGCCCACACGACGGCGCATCCTACCCACATGGGGGAGGATGTGCGCGTGCTCGATGATGTTCAGGTAGGGCATGCCGTACCTTCAGTGTACATAATGATAGGCTACGCCAAGCACCTAGGCCTAGGCGTCCTCACCCTCGCCCGCGCCCTTAGGCGGCGTAACTAGTTGCTTTTGCACTGATTTTCCAGGTTTCGGTACCATGGGTTGCCCGGTCTTCGGGTTGATGGCAAGCGGCACCGGGTCGGGCTGCTTCGCTAACTCCTGCGCGAGCTTGACGTCCTTCTTCGTCATCCCGGGGTAGACCCCGCGGGCGTAGAGATCCGCCGCAACGATGCCCTCGTCGATGGCACCAATGACCTGGTAAGCGGTCGCCGTCTGGGCCCGCACGAGCTCAGCGTCGGCCTGTTCCTTCGCGCTCTCCTGCCAGAGCGGATTCCACTCCGACTCGTAGTCCTCGGGCATGGTCCCCAATGCTGACCGCACCAGAAACTGGTCGAGCTCGTCCATGGGCCCGTCGAGCGACTCCTCCCGCCGTGCCGCCACGTGGTCGTAGTAGTTGCGCGTGTCCGACTCCCCGGTGCTGTTCATGCCCGCGGGCGACTGCCCGAAGAGCCGGGTGAACGGGACGTCGGCCGCGCCGCAGACGTCGTACATCAGCTGAGAGTAGGCCTTGTCCACGCCCGCGAAGGTGTAAGGCTTGCGCTCGAAAGTCTCCGTGTCCTTGTCGATGACCGCCACGCCCGCGAACGACTTCATCATGGCGAGGTTCAGGAAGCGGTTGGTGACCTGCTCCGCGCCGCCCTTGGTCCCGAGGAACTTGCGTAGACCCTCTTGGCTGATGACGTCAATGTTCATTTGGAACATCATGGTGGCCAACGCCGCGGTCGCGGTGTCGTATTGCTTGAGGTTATTGATGAGGATCTGCAGCACCGAATCGTCCCACATCGCGTTGGCCTTCCACAGCCAGTAGGGAAGCTTGCGACCGTCGAAGCGGATGACCCGCGTGTGGTGGAGACGCACCGCAGACTCCGCGAGCAGATAGTGGGTAGGCATCCCGAACTGAGGGGAGCTCGGGTCCTGGTCGAAGTTGCCGTCGTGGCTGCAGCGCCACCGGTCCACGACCTGGAGCGCTACGAGGTCGTCCTTCTGGATGTCATCTAGGTCCAACGGCTCCGCCATCACCCCATCGTCTTGGCTCTTGAGCACCGGGATGATGAGCGCCCCACCATAGAGCCGAGCCCAGGTGATAGCGGTGAGGACCTGCTTCTTCACCTTGAGCTTCTTCTCGAGGCGCTTCAGCTGCTTCACGTCGTTGTCAGCGTCCTCGACCCCGTCCCACTTGAAGGCGCGCCACTGACGGAGCATGTCCTCTGGTAGGGTGCAGATAATGCGGCGCCCCAGCCACGAGTGGCGGTAGATGTTCTCGAGCAGCACGCGGTTCTGCGGCGCCACGGTCTGGTAGGTCGTGTAGAGCCGCTGGTCGCGCGGCGTCCCGATGCCCACCTTCTCGTTCTTGAGCGCCATCTGGCTCATCCCCTGGACGAAGTCACTAAGCCCGTCGTGGCCCTGGGCTGGGGTCGAATCCTGGACCGGTTTGTTACTGCGCGCGAGGGCTGCGCCGAATGACTTCACGTTGCGTGCCATAGCGTATCCTTTCAAGCCAGGTCATTCATCGACCCGGCCTTACCCTTGATGAACGGTTCCAACGCGTACCGGCACTGGTCCGGCCAGTCGTCGTGCTTCTTCACGATCTCCTTGAGGACGTCGCCCGTGCGCTTGTCAACCTTGTATTTGTAGGCCCGGAGATTCTGTTCGGCCATCTTAGCCGCTGGGTGAACGATGATCTTCTCGAACGACCTGAGGAACGCGATGCCATCCTCGACGGACCCTTGACCCTTCTCCGCCCCGATAGCGTCGTAACCGGCGTTGTGCAGGAAGGAGATGGTCTCGGGCCGCGCGCTGTCGCACCGGAACTTGAGCTCCTTCGCGTTGGGGAGCCGGTCCAGCTGCGCCGGTAGGTCCACCGTGTCGATGTTGAGGCCGCCATAAGCCTCCTCCACGTAGAGCCGGTCCTTGTACACCCACTGCCGGCCGATGCACGTGGGCGTGGTGCTGAACCCGAAATCGATGCCGTGGTAAGGCCCGACCCAATCCTCACCCGGCGTGAAGTAGTCAACCACCCATTTGCCTTTGAAGATCTGCGCGTCGGAGCGGGTCCAGAACTCGCCTTCCCAAACGTGATAGTACTCCTCAGGGTCGGTGCGCCGCAGGTGCTCCGCCTCGTCCTTGAGGACTTTGGGCAGCCACGGGTTGTCCTGCCAATTGACTTTGACTTGGATGGTGTTGGGCGGTGGATGAATCAGGAAGCGCTGGGCCGTGGGGTCGTCCTCCTCGACTGGGTTCAGCGTCATCCAGATCTCAGCGTCGCGGAGCTCGCCGCCCGGCCCGGTCCATGGCTTGCGGATGGTCGGGATGAGCACCTTCCAGCTGTTGTCGGAGACCCGCTGTGCCTCCTCCACCCAGCAGATGTTGATGCCCTCCATCGACTGGATCTTCTGCACGTTCTGCCAGAGGCCCGCGAAGATGAACTCACTACCCGTGGGCACGAAGCGGATGACGGTCTTGCCCACGTCCCAACCCCAGAGCCCGAGGAGCTGGATCTGCTCGTCGAGCAGCGTGTGCACTGAGTCACTGATGCTCATCTGGAACTCGCGCGCGCAGAGCACCTTGAGCTTGCACTGCATCGCGAGCAAGATGAGGATGCGGGCGATGTCCCAGGACTTGCCCGACCCGCGGCCGCCGTACATAACCTTATAGCGAGCCGCCTCCTTGTAAGGGACCTCGGCCCACTCCGCGAGCTCGAAGTTCACCTGGGCAGTGATCATCGAATGAGCTTCCTGACGCCCATCCGCTTCCTAGGTTCGGGCTTCGCGAGCTCCGCCTCGACCTCGGGCGACGTGGGTGGGAGCGCGTCGATAGGCTGACCGTCTGGGCCCACGCGCGTGGTCTGGGTCCGGTTGAGGCCTGACCCGTGGTGGAACGAGACGCTGATGGCGTAGCCGCCTGACCCGACGGATCCGTCCGGGCTCCTGAGATCCACGGACTGGCGTGCAGTACCAAGCGCTTGGTTGACGACGTACTCTGCAGCCTGCTCCTGGCGGGGATGTAGCGGGTCATTGAAGACCTCACGTAGCGTACCGAGCGCTTCGGGCAGCATCTCTTGAAAGGCCTCGCGCGTGCCGGGTGGGAGCTTGGGGCGGCCAAGGGGGTTGTTGTTGTTACCCTTAGCGAACGGCTTGCCGCGTGGCTTGCCTTTGGGTTTGTTGCTCCGCGGGATGCGTGACCTCTTGCCGTATGGCGCGTGTGATGGCATTTGGGCTTGTTTGTGATTGTCGTTGGATACGCCTCTATTAGATGGGCCACACGGGCGCGGCCAGCCACCCTGACGCCGCTCGCGGCTTCAATGGGCGGTGATGGAAACCGGCGGACCCCAAAGCCCCATTCATCACGGCACAGAGCGTCCATGAGGTTTTCGGGGTCCATGCGAGAAACACGCCAGAAACCCCCTAGACGGATCTACCGAATTTTTCATCTTCCCCTCCCTCCCTCTCTATACTTTATATACTTCTCTTCTTCTTCTATAATAGGATCTTGGTTCATAGCTACATGGACACACGCAGTTTCGGTAAGCGCTAAAGCACTTCGCGCCCATAAGGCAGCCTCGAAATAACCATGTGACCATGGGGTTAAATCCGCATGAACACAGTCGTTTGCCACCACTAGGAGGACCTTCAATGACCAATCAAAGCCCACAACCGCCCGACCCGTTGGCCGCCATCGGCCCCATCGACCGCCGATCCATCCGTCACTTCTGTTTGATGGTGCGCGGCTGTTTGGACAAAATAATCGCAACACTGGACGGCGAGCCTGAATCGATCTCTACCTTCCGCGGCCACGCACGGATTAGTGATGAGGAGAGAGAGACGCGGGCGCTAGAGGCTGCGGCCAAGGCGATTCTGATTGACAAAGCCAAGGAGCCGTACCGCGAGCACAAACGCCTCATGAAGGCGTACCGGTTAGCTTTGGCCGTCTACCCATCCGACACTACCGGCCCCACGTCCTGGGTTGCCTACGCCGCGCGGCAGCGGTTGCTGCACGAGTACCACAACAACGTTATTCCGCTCCTCACCGAGAGCCACTTAATCGACGTCACGAAGGAGATCGAGAAGGTTCCGTTGAGCGTGGTGAAAGCCCTCGTCAAGCGTGGCCTTCCCGTGCATCCAGGACCCGAGTTCGACGAGGCGCTTGCGCGGGAGAAGCTCGATGGGTGGGCGTCGCCCGCCGAGCGCAAGGCCCTCGAGAAGGCCTTCACCAAGCGCTTCGGTCACGCTCCGTAGATCAGAGAGATTTACTTTTCCGAAATCATGGTCTATCCCTAGATCCTTCGGGAACCTGGCGTGACGCCGCTTCCTCCTCGGTTGCACCGCGTCGCGCTGGGTTCCCACTTTCTTCTGGTAGCAACCGAGGGCACAAGAGGATGGCGAAGCAACGACCGACGATACAATCCGCACGCGCGCTGGCCGAGGCCGACCTCGCTCGCTCGGGCCTCACCTGGGCCGACGCCGAGCGGCTCGGCTGCGAGGCTTGGGAGGCCGAGCGGACGCAGCGGGAGCTCGGCCACGCCTGGCCGGCGCTGTACCTGCCTTACCACGACCTGCAGCACCGCCTTCGCAAGGGTGTGTACCGGGTCCGGCTCCTCGGCACCCAGCCGGGGCCGTTCGGCACCGTCGTCTGCCCACCCATGCGGTACCTGCAGCCCAAGGACTCGGTGCCCGCCGCCTACTTCGCGCCCGCGACCAACTGGCAGGCGATGGCGAGCGACCCCAGCCAGACGCTGTGGCTCACGGAAGGTGAGAAGAAGGCAGCCAAGGCGTGCCGCGCCGGTCTCTACTGCGTGGGGCTCGGCGGCGTGTGGTCGTTCATGTCCAAGCGCCTCGGCACGGACCTCCTCCCCGAGCTCCGCGAGATCCCTCTGGCTCAGCGCCAGGTCGCCATCTGCTTCGACAGCGACGTGTCGGTCAAGCCCGACGTGGCCAAGGCGGTGCTCAGGCTCACCGACGTGCTGACCCGCGAGGGCGCCTACGTGCGGTCGGTCCTGCTGCCCGACGGGCCCGGCGGCGCGAAGGTGGGGCTCGACGACTACCTCCTGACCCACAAGCTCAAGGACCTGGTGGACCTGTTCGACGAGGCCCACGCGGCGGACCTCGGTCGGGCTCTGTGGGAGCTCAACGACCGCTACGTGGTCATCCACCACCCTACCATGGTCCTCGACGTGGGCGCGGCGGACGACCGGGGGCAGCCGCAGCTCAAGCCGCTGACCGCCGTCCAGTTCACCCAGGTGGTGGCGGCGGATAAGATCGTGCAGGAGACCCTTCACGACGGGAAGACCCGCAAGGTCAAGGTCGCGCCGGAGTGGCTCATGTGGCCCGCCCGCCAGTGCTATGAGGCGCTGACTTACGCGCCGGGCGAGGGCCGGGTGCTCAACGGGGTCACCACGCCGCGGCTCAACGGGTGGCGCGGGCTGGCGGTCGAGCCCAAGCGCGGGGACGTCCGCCCTTGGACCGAGCTCCTAGACCATCTGTTTCAGGGGGCGGAGCCCGAGGCACGTGTCTGGTTCGAACGGTGGTGCGGGTGGCCTCTCAAGCACTTAGGCGCCAAGCTCCTGTCGGCGGTAGGTGTTTGGTCGAGCCTCACGGGGCAGGGCAAGACGCTGATCGGCGACACCCTGGGCCGCGTCTACGGGGCGAACTTTATCAGCATCTCGCAACGCGCCCTCGAGGAGCCTCACAATCCCTGGGCGCTCAACCGCCAGCTCGTCTTGGTCGACGACATCTCGAGCCATGACACGCGGACCACCGCGGACCTCCTCAAGAAGCTCATCACCCAGAATGACACCAATGTCAACATCAAATACATCAGTCAGTTCACGGTGCCAGATCATATCAACTACTACTTCACTTCCAACCAAGGCGACGCGTTCTACGTGGATGAGCACGACCGGCGGTTCTTCATCCATGAGGTGCGGGTGGGCAAGCTCCCCAAGGCATTTTACGACCGCTACTTCGCGTGGCTCGACGGGCCCGGGCCCGCGGCGCTGCTGGACCACCTGCAGAACCAACTCGACTACGGGGACTTCGACGCCAAGCAGCCGCCGCCGTACACACAGGCGAAGCGCGAGATGGTCGAGGGGGTGAGGTCGGAGCTCGACGCGTGGGTCGCGGGGCTCAAGGACTTGGACCGGCTGGGTCGGGACCTGTGGACGGCGTCGGAGCTCTGCGACCGGTTCAACGCGTCCGCGGTGGGCCGGCGCGTGGCGCCCAACGCCTTCGGGCGGCGGCTGCGGCGTAGGTACCAGCGCGTGCAAGTCGACACCGGCAAGATGGAGCAGTACTACGTCCTCGGTAATGAGGCCAAGTGGTTGAAGGCAACCAACAAGGAGCGGGCAGCCCATGTCCAGAGCGCCAAACGTTTCTAGGGGTTGCAAGCTGTGCGGCGATCTCGGCAAGCTCCGGGTGCTCGTCCCCATCCAGCGGAACGGTCTCGAGAAGCTAGTGGTCAAGTGGGTCCTCTGCGACTGCCGGCCCGTCCGCGTGCGCGTCCGCCTGGGCAAGGTCATCCGCCCCGTCAAGCTCATGGCGCCGGTGGACTACCCCGACGTCGAGCGGCCGCGGACCCGCGAGGACTGCCGCGGTGGCCTTCGGCCCTGCCCGTTCGTCTCCTGCCGGTTCAACAACTACCTCAACGTCACCAAGCACGGGTACATCGCGCTGACCTGGGAGGGCCTCGAGCCGGACGAGGTGGCTCCGGAGCTCTCGTGCGCGGAGGACCTCGCGGACCGGGCGCGGAGGGGCGACCCACCGACGCTCGAGGAGGTGGGCAGGGCTTTGGGGATCTCCCGCGAGCGGGCTCGCCAGCTAGAGGAGATCGCCTTGGCGCGGTTGGAGGAGGAGCTTCGAGCACAGGGTATCGAGCGGAAGGACGTGCGGGATGAGTGAGCCAACCCGGGAGACCGTGGCGATGTTCTACGGCGCGTGGCAGTGGGTCAGCACGGTAGAGCACGTGGAAGGCTGCCATTTCTGCATACGCACAATGGACATTCGACGATGAAACGAAGCATAATATCAACTAACGAGGAGGAAAGCACCATGTCACCAAGCGCAAGGATACCAAGAAGGATCTCGTGGGCGGCCGCGATCACGTTCGCGGTGGTCGCCGGCTTGGCGTTTGCCGGGATGTACGTCCTGGCTGAGACCGTCTACCGTGTCGACGTCAGCTCTACACCGGCGCTCCAGCAGGCCCGCGCGGAGCTGGTTAACGTGCTCGAGGCTGGGCGATGAAGATCGTCCAGCCGACGGTGACGTTGGTCCACGCGACGCCGGACCTCGAACGGGTCATCGAGCGCATGGGCCGCATCTGCTATCAATCGCAGCACCGCGTGAAGACCTGTGGGTTCTGCAACGGTGGAAGAACGGACTTGGCGAAGGACCCAGCGCCGCGCTGTCCACTGTGTGAAGGCACTGGAACGGACATCGAGTCGGCCCGCGCGTTCATCTCGATGGTCATCCAGAACGGCCATGAATCGGTGCTTGAGCACGCGGTCGCAGGGTTTTCAATCGTCACCGATCGCGGCGTCACGCATGAGATTGTCCGACATCGCCTGGCGAGCTACTCGCAGGAATCGACAAGGTATTGCAACTACGGCAAAGATCAGTTCGAACGCTCTATTGCTGTGATTGAACCGCCGGGTTTAACGGATGGTCTCGACACTTCAAACTTCGATGCGTGGCAAAGCAGTATGGAAGGCGTTGAGCACATTTACTTGGAGATGCTCGATCGCGGTGTCACGCCCCAGATTGCACGTTCGGTGCTCCCCAACAGCCTCAAGTCTGAGATCGGCATGACGGCCAATTTCCGTGAGTGGCGGCATTTCCTGCGTCTGCGGACTTCGTTGAAGGCGCATCCTCAAATGCGCGAGGTCGCCGAGATGATCCGCGCCGAGCTGCTCAAGTTATCCACCGCTTGCTTCAAGGACATCCCATGAACACCGAGAAGACCAACGCCTTCCGCGAGCAGGTCGATCGCGAGGCGGAGGAGCTGGCGAAGCAGCTGGGCGAGAAGCTCGTCGACCGTCGGCCCATCAAACCCATCCTGCTCCAGGTGGGCGACACCCTCCGCGCCAACGGTTGCCTGTACCGCGTGCGGAAGGTCACGCCGAAGGACGTGGTCCTGCGCCTCCTCGGGAAGGAGAATCAGCCCGGCGTCGAGGTGCCCCGTGGGTAAGGTTCAAGCGCTGGTCGACAAGGTCCGTGAGCTCCGCAAGCAGCTCGCTCACGCGGAGCTCGAGCTCGACCGTGAGCTCGCCACTCACGAGACGGCCATCAAGGACGTGCGGCGCCAGCTGCGGGAGCTGGGGTCGTGAGGCACGTCTATCTAGCGTCTCGGTTCGAGCGCCAGGCGGAGCTCAAGGAACTCGCTTGTCTGATGTGGGCTGCTGGGGGTTACGTCATTACTAGTCGCTGGCTCGACCACGACGGCGGCCTCTCGGTGGGTCCGGGGAAGGATTCGGTAACCGCGGCAGCGTGGGCCCAAAAAGACCTCGACGACGTGACGTTGGCTGACACGCTGGTGCTCTTTACTGACACCAACCCAGTGCCGCGCGGCGGGTCGAACGTCGAGCTCGGGTACGCGCTGGCGCTGGGCAAGCGGTGCATCGTCGTCGGGCCGCGGGTGAACGTGTTCCACTACGGGGCCGGCGTCGAGTGGGTCCCCACCCTTGCGGAGTTCCGGGAGCGGTTCTGCGACTGCCCGAAGGTGATCGAGGTGGGTGAGGCCTCCCTGCGCCCCGCCAGCGTGGGCGTGGTCGCGGATGTGAAGACGACCCTGCTGACACCGTGGTTGGGAAGCGAGGAGCCGGAGTGACCTTCACCGAAGCCTGTAAGCTCCTCGGCATGCCGACAAGGTACGCCACCTGGCGCCGGGTACGCGATGCGTACCGTGAGCTCGCGCGGACCACCCACCCAGACGCAGGCGGCGACCGGTCCAACTGGGACCTCCTCCAGGAGGCCTACGCCACCCTCCGCGTCGCGTTCAGCGTGCCTCAGACCTGCCCGACCTGCCATGGTGATAAACGTGTTGCCGCTAAGGGCTTCCAAATCGTCCCCTGCCCGTCCTGCAACGGTAAGGGCGAACTCCCACCCCAAACGATCGGACCGCAATCATGAGCAAGAAGCTACCTGTCCTCATTATCAACTCCTACGCCGGCTCGCTCGTCGTCGCCGCTCACCAGGAGGGTCACAAGGTCATCGGGTCCTACGAGGATGCTGCCTACGGCTTCGAAGTCCAGCGACGCAACTACCCCGACCTCGACTACCGCCCGGCGGTGGACGACTGGCCCCAAAGCCAGGACCTGTCAGGCACGCTCGTCATCGCCCACCCGCCCTGCGCGGCGTTTAGCCGGCAAGTGTCATCGGCCGCGGCTCACTGCCGCGGATGCGACGCGAAGAAGTTCGAGCAGACCAAGCTGGTCCTCGAATACGCCATGCGCAACCGCGCCGCGGGGCTGGCCATCGAAAGCGTGCCGGGTGCGCTCGAAGGTGCGCGGGCTGTGCACGATGAGTTAGCGGCTAAGCACGGCTACACGGTCCACCGGGTCTTGCAGAACGCCGCCTCGTGGGTACCCCAAGACCGACCGCGCGCCTGGTTCGTCTTCTTGCCGGGTGGGAAGACGCTGCGGCTACCGCCGCTGCCCGATGGTCGCCGGCCGCGGGTCGCGGACATCCTCGACGACGCGGTGACGTCACAGGCTTACCCGTGGGTCCTCCGTGCATCCGAGAAGCAACAAGCGTTGCTTATGGCGTTCCCACCACGCGTACGTCAGCGGCTCCTCGACGGGTCGGAGGGCGTAGGTATGTTAGCCTCGGTCATCCGACGCTACCTGCTAGTCAAGGGTCACGACGTCGCTGAGCTTGGAGACGTACGCGACGTCGGGAAGAGGTTCTGCGCGAAGGGCGCGTTCATGTCCAACACGCTCAGGCTGCTTAGCCCTAACGGCTTGGCGTCTGCCTTATTGGCCAATACGTGGTGGTCGGTGAACGGGCGACCGCTTACTGCTCTCGAGCACCAGCGCATCATGGGCTTCCCGGACGACTACGACATCGTTGGCCCGGGTGGGCTGTCGCGGCACCCAGGGTACCTCTCCCGGGGCGTCTGCCCGCCCGTGGCTAGGTGGGTGCTCAGGGGGCTCCAAGCCACGGTAGCGGGCCATGTAGTGCGTGGTGGCGGGTGGCACATGGTGCCGGCCGGCGAAACCCTGGATCTCCGGCCGTCGAGGGCTTGGCTCAAAGGCGTTCCTATTGATAACCAGCCCGCGGCCTAGGGGTTTTCGGCCCGGTCCATGAGTGTTCCGGGCCGGGCCGGAACGCCTCTCTAATGACGAGCCGTGATGGGGTGCAAAAAGTGTCGCGAGATGAAAAGTCTGCATAGTGAAAGTGACAATTGTGGTCACCTGGCACGGGATTTTCAGCGCAATGACACGGAGTGTTGATGATGAATCCATCACTTACGTGAAGTTGAAGACCTGGCATGATCTTGGCTCTCTCCTAAATCATCATGACGATGGAAACCAAAGCCCAGCTCGCCAAGACCGTGGAGATGCCGGTCGTACAGATGCGCCTCAGCCGCACCTACTTCACCGAGATCGAGCTCATGGTGCTGTGCTACCTGGCAGACCACGACGACGACTCAGAGGTACAGGAGCTCCGCTCGTCTGACCTCATCACCACCCAGACCATGACTGCCATCGAGGAGTAGACTATGGCCACCAAACACCGTACCACGACCTACCGCATCGTTAAGACCAGTGAGCTCACCCCGGCCCAGCTCGAGGCCCTCCGCGCGGTGTCCCGCGAGCGCATCGTGGAGTCCCTCATCCGCCTTATCGGCGACGGTCGAGCCACCATGGCCCAGGTCCAGCGCAAGTACGGCGCCCTCATGCGCGAGGTCGGGCACGCCTAAGCTTCCTACCACCAACCACAACGTCCAACGTCCTAAGGAGAACCACCATGTCCAAGACCACCCAGACCCCCGAGCAGAAGAAGTCAGCCAAGGCCGCGTACGACAAGGCCCGCCGCACCGCGAAGAAGGCCAGCACCGCCGACACCACCAAGGAGAAGGCCTACGCCCGCCAGAGCAAGGCCGAGGCCGCCGCCGATCGGGCCGCCCTCGAGGCCGAGGCCGCCGCCGATCGGGCCGCCCTCGAGGCCGAGAAGTCCGAGCGCCCCATGGTCGCCGGGCGCGACCGCGCTGACAAGATCGCCGAGCGTGCGAAGCTCAAGGCCACGGCCGGCAAGAACGGGAAGCCGGCGGCCGTCGCCGTCCCGGACCTGTCTAAGGCCGAGCATGTGTCACAGGAGCTTCTCGCCAAGGTGACCAAGACCCCGGCCGGTAAGGCGCTGGTGAAGGAGCAGAAGAAGGCGACCAAGGCCACGAAGGAGCCCAAGGAGCGCCAACCCACCGTGGCCAGCGTCGCCCGCGAGCTCATCGCCAACGGTGAGACCGACGAGGCCGTCTTCGCCCAGCTGGTCGAGCAGTTCAAGGTGACCGACGCCAAGAAGACCTACCCCTCGTGGTACCGTTCCCAGCTCGTCCGCAAGGGCGTCATCACGAAGGTCTTCGCGGACGCGCACCGGCACGGCCTCACGGCCTAGCAGCAAGGTTTACAAGTTCTTTCCCACGTAATACCCTAGAACCCTCAACGCAACGTTCAACCGAGGAGCACCATGTCGACGTCCAACCTACAGCTGATCGCGGACCGCCTGCAACGCGCGGTCCAACGCACCCTCCAAGGGGCCAAGCCCCGCCACCTGACCAAGCGCTTCCGCCAGCTGCTTAGTAGCTACGGTGGGATGGTCACCATCTGGACCACCATCGAGCGCAACGGCAAGCGCACGGCCCGAGTAGAGAGCTTTCGAGCCAACCGCCTCGCGTTCGCTGGTTACGCGGTCGAGCGGGCCCGGCAGGCCCACCTGACCGACGAGGCCCGGCAGCAGGCCTCGCTCAAGGACCGCAACGAGACGGCCAAGCGCTTCAAGGCGGGCCACCTCGTCGCCGCCAAAGTCCTTTGCTGGTTGGCCTTAGCCCTAGGCTTCTTAGCCCAAGCGGGATGCCTAGAGGACCTCACCGCTGAGAACACCGGTATCGGGTGCGAGACCTTCCCGACCCTGGATGGTGGGACCGCCACCATCTGTGCTACCCATGACCTGCGCCACGCTGACGGCGGTGTCAAATGATCATCGCCATCGAGGGCCTCGACGGGTCGGGGAAGACCACGCTCGGCAAGCTCCTGGCGGCGCGGCTGGGCGGTCACTACCTGAAGTTCCCGAACCGCCAGACGACGTCGGGTAAGCTCATAGACCACCACCTCCGTAGTAGTGCGTACGTGTTGCCGGAGTCCTTCCAGGCGCTGCAGGTCGTCAACCGGATCGAGCAGCTCCCCACCCTGCTCGCGTGCCACAACCACGCAACACACCACGTGGTGTGCGACCGCTACACCGCCTCTGGCCTGGTCTACGGCCGTCAGGACGGGCTCGCGCGGGCTGACATCGAGACGTGGAACCAGTGCCTGCCGCCGGCCAACCTGAGCGTGCTGCTGGCGGTGGACCCGGTGTGCATCGATGGCGAGCGCCTCAAGGGTCGCGACCGGGAGGTCTACGAGAACCGCGGCCTTCAGGGCCTCGAGGACCAGGCGCGTCGGTTCGAGGCGCTGTGGGCTGAGCGCAAGGCCGACCCCACCTGGCGGGTGTTCATCGGGCCCGACCGGTCGCCCCAGGACCTCGTGACGGCGCTCTGCCACGTCATCAGTGAGCTGGGCTACTTCGTGCCGCAATTCATCGATCGCATGGAGGTGACCCGTGGCTAAGAAGCTCAAGCTACCCAAGACCCTCGGGGCGTGCGTCGACCGGCTCTTCGCCATCCGCGCGGAGCTCAGCCAGCTCAAAGCCGTCAGCGGCAAGCTCGATGAAGAGCGTAAGGCCATCGAGCAGCGTCTCATCGACGAGCTGCCGGCGTCCAACGCCGAAGGCATCACCGGCAAGACGGCGCGGGCGTCCATCATCAGCAAGTACGTCGGCACCGTCAGCGACTGGACCAAGCTCCAGGCGTTCATCAAGGAGACCGGGGCCTTCGAGCTGCTGCAGCGCCGCCTCAACCAGGAGGCTGTGCAGGAGCGGTGGGATGCCAGGAAGCCCATCCCCGGCGTCGAGGGTCTCACCATCAAGAAGGTCTCAGTCACCAAGAAGTAGTCCACCGACCGCACCCCAAGGAGCACTGAACCATGTCCAAAGCACGGAAAGCAAACACCACCGAGAAGGCTCTCGTCAACTGGGACGAGGAGCTGGCGAACGCCGCGAAGGCGGCACAGGGAACCGCGGCCGCCGCGGGTGGAGGTGCCAAACGCATCTCCATCCAGGGTGGCATCCTCCAGGTCGACGGCAACCCGGTTCCGGGCAACGAGCTCGCGATGGTGGTCGCGGACTTCGTGATGGAGAATCGCTATTTCACCACGGACTTCGACCCCGATAACCCCGTCAGCCCGGACTGCTACGCCTTCGGACGGGAGCTCGATGAGCTAGGGCCGCATGATGACGCCGAAGACAAGCAGCACGAGACCTGCGCTGGCTGCCCACAGAACGAGTGGGGCTCGAGCGACAAGGGTCGTGGCAAGGCGTGCCGCAATACCTACAAGCTCCTGGTCCTCCCGGCCGGGGAGCTCAAAGGAGGCCACTTCGAGGCGCCGGCGGAAGACGAGGACCTCAAGGGTGATCTCTACTCGCTGAGCATCCCGCCCACGTCCCTCAAGGCGTGGACCGGGTACGTCGCTATCATGACCGGGAGGCTGCGGCCACCGTGGGCGACGTACACCAAGCTCATCGTCAAGGGTGATAAGAAGAACCAGGTGGCACTCTCGTTCCAGCCGCTGGGCGACGCCCCCAACGAGTTTCTGCAGACCCTCCGCGAGCGCAACCAGGAGGCTATGAGGACCATCGAGACCGCCTACCCCAAGAACAGCGAGCGCGAGGAGAAGCCGGCGCCGAAGGCCAACAAGGGCAAGAAGCGGTTCTAGCCCTGGTACGGCACCCACCAGACTGAACGTCGTGCGCTTTGCGCCAGCGTTCTGTAGACCGGTGCCAAGGTGGTAGTCGCAGCCGCGTAGCAGCCGCTGCGAATTGGTGATGCCTGAGGCCGCACCTCAGGTTG